CGCAAGCGTTCCCATGCCTGTAGGTAATGCAGAACCTACAGACACGTCCGTAATCAATACAGAAGTCCCGTCTTTGGTTTCGGTCAAAAGACCTGCAGCATGCTGGTACGCCGCCCATCGGTGCAAAGGCCCAATGGAAGTCCTTAGGGTTTCCCGGTGATTAAGGCTCGCCGGGTGGCCTCATGGAGTTGTTTGTGGTACACCTCCTAAACCCATGCAATCGATTAGAGGCTCGACTGCAGGCCTTTAGAAAAGCACCACCAGCTTACTTCTCCTCCGGATGATACGCATCAGTAAGTCTGAGGCGCATCTCCTGAGCAGAAACAGGCTGAATGGTGTTCCAGGGAAGAACAAAGCGCTCGTCACCGTCTTCAGACGCCGCACGAATGCGCTCAAACTTCCTGACAAACTCCTCGTAGAACTCCTCGCCATGCAAGTACGCCTCGCGTGATTGCGATTCGAAATTGGCTTGGAACTGCTCGGGAAAAGTCAGGGGTGTGTTCTTGGACTTAGTCCACCAGTACATCTTCTTGGTCAACGATTCCACCTCAATAGGCGCGACAATAGAGTCAAGCTGAGGGTGGTATCGGAAAGACCTCTTGAGGAACGAAACCTCATCGATCGTCTGGAAGGGAACAGAGTCCGCGTCCTTGTCAGCCATGGTGTACTTAATACCCCAGCTGGCGAAGACCTCCTGGATACTCGTGTGGTTGAACTTAGGAATCTCCTTACTCACTCCCATAAGATTATCATCACCATAAACCGCCAAGCGAACATAGTCGCGGAAGTTAGGTGCTTTGATCTCAGGGTAATCCCTGGCCATAATGGTAAAAAATGCCATACGGACGAGGATAGAGTTAACAATGGAGTTCATCTCAACAGTGAGCGGCTGGCCTGACGGCTGACCACTGCAAAACTGAAATAACTCCCCTTCCCACACCATCACTGGGCTCACTACTGACGAAAGGAATCCACGAAGGTATTCAATGTCAGATTCGGAAGCACCGTTCTGGCGGTAGATCTGGATAATCATAGCCGCAGCCTTCTCAAGGATAGCCTTGGGTAGCTGGGTGTCGAAACCAGAGAAATCTCCGCACACGAACAAAGTGAATTCCCCGTCATTGGTTACGTAAGAGTGCAGCATCGACCAGTCAATGGACTGAGCCGAAATGCCTACAAAGCACTCAGATGTCATTTGATTCCTCAGAACATGCTTAAGTGGAATAATACCACGAGTAGCAGCAATGAAGAACGCCATGTCGTTACCATAGACAGAACGAGTCTTTTCATATGCCTTCTTTAAGGGAAGGACTTCATTTGTCTTAGAAGCACGCACGAATGGATCGAACGTACCCTGTCCACCGCGCCAAGAGTTCTCAAGAGCGAGAATATCACCCTCGATCTCTGGATCGAGCACGCGGGGGACTACAGGGTCTCCGGCCTCATCGACGACCATATATTTGGTCTTCTTTCCTCCATAGCAGATGCCAGACGAAGTCTGGTTGTTCATGCCTCGCACAATCCCAGTGCCGTCGCCATCAAGGGCTTCGGCAAGGGAGCGCACGGAAAAGAATCCGGGAGACTCGGCCTCCAGGTCGCTAGCGACCTGAGCCAAAGACCTCCCGGTGCACGTCGCACCGTACATGTAATCATCCATGGCCTGGTCCATCAAACCGATAGGCAGGCCCATTTTGGGTGTGTTGAATTTCAAGAGAGTAGTGTTAATCTGATCAGTCC